ATCTAATATGTGCCTAGTGCTACGTACATCTATATAGTTATCTCCCTCATATCTATATATCTAACCCCTTCCTTATTTTCATTTAATTTTTTATGTAGGGGGTCAATAAGACCGTAAGACAGGATAGTGGATATATAGGTATGATAGTGGATATCATGGTATGAGAGTGGATATCATGGTATGAGAGTGGATATCATTGTGTATATATCTAGAGCACTGCTAGGAATCTAAGCTGGGTGATCTAGATATGTATATATGCAAGGGGTTGACAGGGGGTGAGGGGGCGCGTACCCTGTCACCGGACCCCCTCAACCCGATTGGCAAATTGGCATTCTGGCATCCTGCCAATTTCCCCATTCAAGGAAAAATCTAATGTCGATTGAAAAAATCAGAATATCCCTCACACACCAAGAATGTTCCCGGATATATGAAGCACTAATCTCCTCAGCGATTCCGAGCGATGCACCATTGCTTAAGATGTTGAAGAAGAAATTGCTGGAAATAGATGCTGGAATTAGTACCCCTGCATTCAAAGTATCGGGCGCGCCACGATCCACAGCAGATAGGCTTTTGATGGAAATGGGAGGATCTTCACCATCTGATCCACTGGAGCAAATTCTATGGACCCAATACAAGGCAGGATCCTCACTTTCACGGGATGATCTAATCATCGCACTGGATTATGGGCAGTCTCGAAAACTGCTCGATGATTCAGAGGAATCGAAACTTAGTGAGCTAATAATGGCTCGCACATTTGGAGCATGAATCATGATCCCTTCTCAAGATCTTTTCTACTCTCATGATCGCCTAGCTTTGATAACGCAGGTCACGAGAGAATACTTTGTAATGGATAATTTCGGTTCCTGTTATCAAGTAAGTACCTGGGAATATCCTTATGGATATGATGGATTCGATTACGATAACCCGTTCTGACTCACTCACTCACCACCTCACTCACTAGGAAATATCATGATCTTCAAATCCGCCCCCACTGCCCATAACAATATCGGCTATTCAACGGTTTCTCAGAAACTGGCCGATGCTCAAGCGGCGGCTATGGATAGTAATAACTGTTATAACTGTTATAACTGCAATAACTGCGATAGCTGCAATAACTGTAATCACTGTGATAGCTGTGATAACTGTGATAGCTGCAATTACTGCAATTACTGTGATAACTGCAATTACTGCGATAGCTGCAATTACTGTGATAACTGTGATAACTGTGATAGCTGTGATAGCTGCAATTACTGCAATTACTGCAATAACTGCGATAGCTGTAATTACTGCAATTACTGTAATCACTGTAATTACTGTAATCACTGTAATCACTGTTATAACTGCCCAGCCCAGCCTATCCTGCACATCCAGGGACTGCGCTGGAAAATCTATGCGACCGATACAGAACTTATCATCGGTTGCCAACGTCATACTTTCGATCGCTGGAAAAGTTTCTCAGATCCTCGCATCTCTATCATGGACCCGGATGCGCTAGAATTCTGGGTCTTATACAAAGATCTCATTTTCGGAATGCTTGAGCGAGCACAAGCAGCGCAAGTAGCTAAGAATCTCCCCCAGATTGAGGAATAACCATCATGTCATCTAAACAACTCTTATCCACTCAATTCTCTCATGCTTTCTTCTGGGCAATGCTGGAATCCTGCACAAAATCTGCACCTGACATTCTTTGTATCGATGCAGACGAGGAATTCTCAGTATATTGCATGGGGAGTGAACTGTAGGATTCCCGCGGATATCTAGGGAGGGGGAGCGAAGCGATCGGCATAATTACACCTGCAATCTCATATCGCTTCATCCTCACATCCACATCATCATCATCATCCAGGAACCCAATATCATGATCCCCTGGCATCTCTTTCATACTCGCACATACGTGATCGTAGTGATCCTCGCAGTCTGTGCCGCATATTTCCTAGTCTCCTAACCTCTTAACCTCTTAATCGTGCTACGCACCACACCATGCCCGCTCCCTTCACACTCCTAATCTACGATCAGGATTCAATCCTTCTGACATCCTCTACCTCATACATAGGATATATCCCACATAAGGATGATTTTATCCTAGTAAAAGAGTCTCCCTACCAAGTAACCGAGCGCACACTGTATTTCAATTCTTCGGGCCATATCGAACTTGTATCCATACGTACAATATCTACCTCTCTAAGCTCAAAAGGATCTACGCCATGAAAATCCTATGCGCATACTCCTCACTCACCTTAACTGTGGAGCACTTTCCAGGATTCTTGCAATCACGAGAATCCTATCATCCAATCTTCTCTCTGCCTCAGAAGAAACTAATATCCTATCTAGGCAAATGGTCCTCAGGTGAGCTAACACCTATCGACTCTTATCTCCTTTTCCTTGCCACCCTAAAATCTACTAATCTAGTGGATTTCAGGGTGGCAGCTTGCATTTCTCCTCTCACTCATTCCATAGTTGCACAAAATATGGAATCTCTAGCCAGAGTAGCTATCCGTCTAAATACTGCGCCTGATCCACGAATCTTCCCGCATTATGTAATTTCCCAGGATACAAAAGATCTAGCATCCATACAATACTGGATAGAAAATTGGGAGGATTCATTCAAGGAATTCCAATCAGGGAAACTCCGAGATATCCAGGGCAGGGATGAATGGAAACGTCTGGATCACAGAGAACGTGCATTAGAACGTCTGATTAAAAACCCGCATCGTCCAATAGCTTCCTATGCACGTCAGATAGCAGACTGGGCAACACTTGCAGGATCATTTCCAGAATTCTCTCTCATCAATCATTTCACAGGACTTCCCTGTACCTGCGCACAATATTGGGAAGATCTAATAATTAAATGTGCCAGCGAAACTTCCCTCTTTTCTATCCGCCGAGCCGATCTAGTGGAACTCCTGGAGCACTGCGAAGATAACATCCCGATTGGATCAATATATTCCAACGCACTATTCACTCTCCTCAGAAAAGCTCTGGAACGCCAGCGTAATTTCATCGGACTAGGGGATCTGGATATCCGATCCTCCACCTATGCTTTCATTTCATCGGATTCCAGTGCAGAATCTGCAAATATCGAAGCAATGATCCAGGCAGCTCCAGATCATTTACCTCTGAGAGAAGAATATCCTAACCTCCTAGCATATCTCAAGGCGAAAATGAGATATGATATGGCACAGAAAGCACAGGATTCTAAATCATGAGCACCCCCGCAAGCACAATCAAATCTTCTCGACTCCAGGATCTGATAGAGAAGATCAGGAAACAAAAGGAAGGCGAAGCCGGTGATCACTCCACTGCTGTGACAGCTTCTAAAGAACCTGCCAAGATCCAGGAACCCTCAGAAGATCCATCCTCATTCCGTGTGATTGATCGATACGGTAAAGAGATCATATTAAATGATAAACAGTCAGAATTTGTAAAACTTGCAGGAACTGAAGGAAAATCTGCAGTTCTAATTGGAGCTGCTGGCTGTGGGAAATCAACGACCCAATACGCAGTAACTCAGGAACTTATTCAATCCGGCAGGGCAGGTATCCTGCTTCCCGATGGACATAGACATCTAATCGAAGGAACCCCAGGTATCCTGATCTGCGCATATACACGGCGCGCAGTAAATAATATCCGAAAGAACCTTCCGAAAGATCTCCAATCCAATGCAATCACAGTGCATAAGCTCCTGGAATACCAGCCAGTCTATGATTCTGTGATAGATGAAACAACTGGAGAGGAGAAAACAAAGATGTCATTTGTGGCTACCCGAAATGCTGCGAATCCTCTCTCCCCAACGATCCACACAATCATCATAGAAGAAGCTTCCATGCTGGGAACTTCTCTCCATCAGGAAATTATCAATGCTTGTCCACATAACCCTCAATTCATCTATCTTGGTGATATCCAGCAGCTTCCTCCAGTCTTTGGACCAGCGATTCTTGGATTTAAACTCCTTGAACTCCCAGTAATCGAACTCACGGAAGTATACCGTCAAGCTCTGGAATCTCCTATCATCTCTCTCGCCCATAGGATTTTGTCTGGTAAGGGAATCGAAGCCAAAGAATTCCCCTCCTGGAAACATCCATCCAAGCTAACACTCCATCCATGGAAGAAAAAGATCGATGCAGAAAATGCTCTAAACACTGCCGTACAATTCTTTTGTGCAGCAGCTTCTTCAGGTGTATATGATCCTGAAGAAGATATCATTCTCGTCCCATTCAATAAATCTTTCGGAACAGTCGAACTGAATAATGGGATAGCTAATCACCTAGCTCGGCGTCGATCAGCTCGTACATATCAGGTCATCGCAGGATTCAATAAAATCCACCTTTCCATAGGAGATAAGATCCTATATGACAAAGAGGACGCAGTTATCCTATCTATCGAGCCGAATCCAGCCTACTCAGGCGCGCGCCCAGTTCCTGATTCTCTCACCTTAGATTACTGGGGATATGATCCAGAAGCTTCTGCAACTTCCGCAGCTTTCTCGGAATCCGACATGGATTTCCTACTCTCCCAAGTATCCTCTACATCTTCTGCAGATGAGGATTCTCGTGTACGCCAAGCTTCACATACCGTAACTGTGCGTATGCTAGATTCGGAAACTGTTATCAAGCTGGATAAAGCATCCGAGCTGAATGGTATTCTCCTAGGATATGCACTCACAGTTCATAAATCTCAGGGCTCCGAGTGGCGCAAAGTCTTCTTCGTACTCCACCAATCCCACGCTACGATGATATCTCGGGAACTCTTATACACTGCTGTAACCCGTGCGCGAGAGGAATTATATGTGATCTGTGAACCAGAATCTTTCGTCAAGGGTATCCAGTCTCAGCGTGTCAAGGGAAATACGCTAGCTGAGAAATCTGAGTACTTCAAAGGGAAACTTGAGGCAGAAAGGAATTGATATATCATGAGCACCCATCGCGGACCCTCCACATCCCATATCTCAATCTCACCTCCAGCCCTCACCTGCACAAAATGCTGGGTATCTAAAACCTGCCAAGATATCTCATACTGGGGAACATTCAAACACCAATTCTTCCTGGATCATATCCATCCACCTACACAGCCTGCACAATCCCAGGAAGTGAAACCGTGGCCGAAGGTGGGGGATTCTAACTAAGCTCAATACAAGGGGCTTGACACGCTATCCCCGACCTGCTACACTGCATTCATCGGTTAGGGAAATCCGATCCAAAATTTCCCACATAACCTCAATCCACCAATATCCCAATCTTGGGAAGAAAGATCTAAAATGACCGAACAAGCCAACCAAACTGAAGCCACTGCAATCGTTGCTAATTTCGACAAGACTGTCGATGCGCAGGATTTCAAGTTCCGCTTCAAGAAGGATAAGCTGGGCAATCAGCGTGCCGCAGTGGAACTCAAGGCTTTTGTGCCTAGCGTGGAAGGTATCATTTCCATCCTGGAAAAAGGTGGCAAGGGCCTGGAATTGCTGCAAGATGCTGTCTATGATGTTATCAAGGGCGCCATTGGTGCGGATGTTTCGGACAACGAAACTTTCAACCAAGATTTCTACAATCTCAATGCTGCCAAGTATACCTGGGAAGCCATTGCGAATCAGCCGAAGGAAGATCGCCGCAGTTCTGCTATCTCTACTGAACAGTGGGAAGCTTTCGCTGCTGATTACATCAACACTATGCCTGGCGTAACTGGCAAGAGCTTGGACGCTGTGACTATGGCAACTACTGTCTATGTCAAGAAGTTCCTGCAAGTGAAGACGAACAAGGATGTGTTGAAGCTGCTGAAGACTCAGCTCGGCCTGTATATGGAACATTCGAAGAATGCGGAAGCTTTCTCGGATATCCTGGAGCTGCTGCTGAAGAAGGCTGATACGTATCTGAATGCTGACGCGCCGACCCTGAGCATCGAAAACCTGTAATCTCCTCGGTCTCCTGGGCATGAGAATAAACTGCCTCCTACCTACTTATAGTAGTGTGCATTAGATGGTAACTCTGCACCGGTACTGCGAGAGATCTATGCATAAAACTTCTCATCCATTAGCTGCTGTGTGGAGCAGTTAAGAGAAGGCTAGTGTACACTACTATGAGCCGTGACTTCTTATGATAACCCGACAATACCAGCCAATCTGGGAAGCTCTAAAAGCTCTCTCAGCCAAAGATGCAGCGACCAAAGGTGTTTCAATAACGGCACCACGGCCGCTGCATTCTCGTATCATAAAGGCGATCATAAAAGAAAAATGGTCCGATGTAGCTTTCAAGGTGACATTGTATCACAAAGGTCGTCACGCAATTCTCTCCCATGTTAGACAGCACTCAGTGCTCACATTCTATCTCACATATTACGTGGATCATATAACCTTAGAGGAACTTTAGATTATGGAATCTTCTCTTTCATCTCAAGAAGCTTGGGTACTTTGCATCTCAATCATTTGCCTAGCTTATATCATTGCAATAAATATTCGATCAGGTAAGAAAGACTAACTAAGGAACTCTCATGACACGAGGATTCGCATCAAACCCACGACCAGTATCTGGTCACGTAATCCTAGTAGGAACTTCAATCCGGGAAACCGATAAAGCTATCCTATTCAAGATCCTAGAAATCTCAGGGCTCAAACTTGTGACCCCTGCGCAAGAGTGGTTCCCGATCTCTCAGATGCTGAACCGAAAGATCAACCCTCCCTCAGATGTAGCATCTACGGAAGATCAGATCTCAGTATCCCGCTGGATCTACGATACAAAAGGACTGGATAAGCTAGCGCGTCATCCTCCTGGATTCGTAGACACTGAAGATCCGATGGATGAGGATCTGGATGCTCAGGATTCTATGGAACAAGATATGGAGGATTGGGGCGATGACATTCCATTTTGAAACATTCTCATGGCTCACTATCTGGGCAATTTCTTCCCTCATGATCTATCTTCTAGGCTGGATCAATGGAGCCCTCGCTGAGCGTAGATTTATGCTTGCGCTTTCAGATCAGGAGATCGAAGAAGCTTGGATTTCTGACCCAGCAATCTCTATCAACCAATCTCACCCAGGAGTTCCTCAATCATGAGCACCGGCCCCGCATTTGAACTCCAGGAGAAAGTAGCTGCGCTATCTCAAGCCATTCTGGATCGGCATCCTACAATGCCAACCCTGCTCTCAGAAATCTACAAGACTCTCCGTGCGCAGCCTGAGAATGTCACATTGATGAGCGAGGAAGATATCAAGATCATTGTGGCTGGCCTGAAGATTCAAACTTCCACGAACTTTGCAGTTTCTGTAACGAAACCAAGTGCTACCAAAGCTGCTGCGGAGAAGATCAAGAAGCTAGGTGTGGGAGCTTTCTAATGTGGACACCTCTCCCACACTTTCGCTCTCCTTGCCTCAGCATCTAGCAATCTCATCCCTTCTCCATCACCTTTCTTACACAGATTATAAACTCTTACGAGACTGGCTCCACTGCGAGCCTTTAGTCGTTTCTGAGAACCAGATACACACTCCACTAATCCAGGAAATCTTAACATGTCTTCCTCAGATTTCAATCTCGATGGATTCTTATCGAGTGTGGCAGTGGACAGCGATGATCCTGTGCGATCTCTCACTCCAGGAACAGATCTCCCTAGCGGAATTCCTTGGAGCGAGCCAGGATATGAAGGAAAGATTGACTATCGCATTCGCCAACTCTCCTATTCATCTCTCACCACGCTACACTCCTGTCCACGTAAATTCCAACTCTACCGACTCAAAACTTCCCACCGTACAGAAGAAGCTCTCACCTCCACAATCACATTCTCCTACGGGCACGTTGTCGGAGAGGCTATCCAACTTGCGCTCGAAGGTCTAGAAGAAGATGAGATTATCTGGCGCATGTTCTGTATGTGGCACACCCCAGAACTCTGGGATGCGGACACCAAAGGAGCTAAGAGTATCTGGGAAGCTATCATCGCTCTCCAACGATTCCTTTCTCTGCGCTCCAATGGATTCCTGGAAGATTACGAGCTAGTGTATTACAAAGGAAAGCCAGCCTGCGAACTTTCCTTCTGTATCAGATTCCCTGACGGTTTCCGTCTCAGAGGTTTCGTAGATGCTGTGCTGCGGCATCGAGTGTCAGGGGCAGTCATTGTCCTGGAATGTAAAACCACTGGACTAGCCACAGTCAATCCTGCAACCTATAAGAACAGTGCGCAGGCTATTGGATATTCCATAGTTCTGGATGTTCTCTACCCGGAGCTATCTTCCTATGAAGTACTCTATCTAGTCTATCAAACAAAGACTCGTGAGTATCTTCCAATCCCGTTCACTAAGACCTACCTCCAGCGCGCACTCTGGATCCGGGAACTCCTCCTCGATATCGAAACAATCAAGATGTACGAGGAGGCTGAAGTATATCCCATGCGAGGAGAATCCTGCGTAGCTTTCTTCAGGGACTGTGAATATCTCCAGACCTGCACGCTATCCACAGAATATCTCACTCGAACCTGTCAGGAGGAGGATCAGGATACTACGGAATATCAGATCGATCTCACCTTGCAGGATCTTCTTGAAGCACAATTTAGGAAATCGGAGCATATATCATGAACACCTCACCTGATAAATTCACAGCTACTCTAACAGCTTATATCACAGACACCCGGACTGATCTAGAGGGACTGAAAAATTCCGAGAGCCCTGTATCTAAAGTCACTATGTGCGCATCAGATATGTCGGAGTTCTGGATCAAAGTAGGCACAGCTCAAGTAACTCTCACACTCTCAGATGAGAAGGAAGTTCTTGCTTCAATGGTAGCTGTCATCGATTCTCAGATCCAGCAAACCTATGCAGAGGCAGAAGCTACTGTTACGGATTTGAAGAGGAAGAAAGAGCAACTGCTTGCGATATCCTATGACGCACCTGAGGAGGGCTTCTAAATGAAACTCTCTCAAAAATCCCCCTCCAAATCTCATCGAGTCCTACTATTCGGTCCACCTAAATCAGGTAAGACTCAGCTTGCAGGAGAGCTATCGAAGGAATTCAATCTCCTGTGGTTCGATCTAGAAGCTGGTATCGATACTCTCCTGAAACTTCCTATCGAACAGCAGGAACGGATCGAAGTAATATCTCTCCCGGATACTCGCACATTCCCAATCGCAATCGAAACCTGCCTGAAAGCTATCAAAGGTGCGCGCGGTAAGATCTGTGAGGAACACGGGAAATGGAACTGCGCGATATGCAATAAAGATTCCAAGCCTTCCATCGAAATCGAACTTTCAACTCTCCCTCTCGATACAATCGTAGTTTTCGATTCTCTCACCCAGCTCACTCAGTCTGCTATCTCTCACATCACAAAGTCTCAACCTGATGACTATAAGATGAACTATGATGACTGGGGGAATCTATCTAAACTGATGGATACCTTCCTGTCTCATGTGCAGCAGGCCGGATTCCATGTAGTCTGCATCTCTCATGAGACAGAGACAGAGATGGAAGATGGGAAGATGAAGCTAGTACCTACTGCGGGCACACGTGCATTCTCACGGAACACTGCTAAGTATTTCGATGAAGTCTTCTATTGTGAAGTGAAGAATCGAAAGCATGTAGTAGCTTCATCAACTACGTATTCAGGAAACATCCTGACAGGCTCTCGCTCAGGGGCAGTTCTGGAAAATGACACGGCGGCCTCACTCATTCCTATTTTCAAAGGGGCAGTTAAATTGGTGAATCCTGTAACTGCTGGGGCTCCTGCTGCTAAAGCTGCGAGTGCTCTGGATGCACTGAGATTGAAGAATACTGCACAAGGAGTTAAGTGATGGCCGCTTGCTTTGAATGCAACACTCTTGAAGGCTGCTACGCTAGTAATTGTTGTAGTATTTTGCGCGTTCCGCTTTACAGGCAGAAACCCCTTGACACCTCAGCCCCTCCCGCTGTAAACTCAACCCTTTCCACTCGCGGAAACTCTCACGGAGATTTCATCCAGGATGGTCGTGTGATACAGGATCTCAAAGATCTCATCCGAACAGGGCCTTCTTACCAACAACTCACACCTTATCAACGCGAGGCAGTCGATATGATCTGCCATAAACTCGGGAGAATTGTATGCGGTAATCCTAACTTCACTGATCACTGGCACGATATCTGCGGATACAGCCAACTCGTTGAGAATATCCTGACAACCGGTAAATCTCATCCTTCCCTTTCTACCTCTGCTTCTCAATCCACTAAGGAATAACCATGTCTGAACAAAACACCTCTGAATTCAACCTCGACTCCCTGCTCGAAGGCACTCTGGATGATCTGGCTGATATGCCTGAATTCCGGCCCTTCCCGGTCGGTACGTATCAAGGTCATATTTCCATCGCTCAAGATCCTAAGTTGAAGAACATCTTCTACGCTCAGCTCAAGGTGACCGAGACTGTGGAACTGGCAGATCCTAGCGAAACTCCTGTGGAACCTGGCGCTGAAGCTCGTATCCGTTACGATGTAGCGAATCAATATGGGCAGGCTAATTTCAAGAAGATCCTCGCTGCCTTCGGTACGAAGCTGGGTCTGGGCAAGGTCTCGGAAATCCTGGAAGAAGCTAAGCAACCCACTGAAGCTGCTTTCGTCACGAAGCATAACCTGAACAAGAAGAATGGTCAGGTCTATACGGATATCGTGGAAGTGCAATTGGTCTAAGTCTTTGGAGGTTACTGTGATGAATGCAAGTGATAGCGGAGCTAATGCTGGGTGTAATACTCCTATGCATGTCGCCCTGCCTACCGTTGAAGAGCATTTTAACGCTGCGATCAAGGACGCTAGGCAGTATCTAGAAGATCTTTGCATTAAGAAGGCAAAGCTTGAAACTTTGAATTTACATAAGGTGCCTTTTCAAGAAGTTCGGCGGCTTTTTGAGACGTACCCTTTTTGATCCGCACAAATATATGATCACACAATGATCTAAAACCTAGAGCCTTCCAGTTCACAAGACTGGCGGGCTATATCTTTAGGCTATTCATAGATCAGGAGAACAGATGACACCTTTAGAAAAGCTAACAGCTCAGATCAGAGCAGGTCGTGAAGCTTCCACGACTTCCGCAAAATCTCGCCCAGTAGGCCAGAACAATGCACTATTCCTAGGCACGCCTGAGGACAAGGAATATCTCCCACATCTGAAATCGATGTTCTCAGGAGTTACTACCTATACCTGCCTGGGGCCTATCTCTCTCCTCTCCCATCTGAGTCTCTACTGTGCGCCTCGAAACATCACACGAGTTGTCTCAACTAACACAGCGATCCTATCTAAACTTCTTGAACTGCGCGGGTCAATTAAAAACAACCCGAGTCTGGCAGATTACGCAGGATCCTTATTCAAGTACAAGGATCTGGAGATCGTATTCATTGCACCACTCAAGCAGTTGTTCACTGTACCCTACGGTAAGTTTATCGCCGCGCGCTTTATATCTAAAGTCATATCTCCTGAGAAATGGCCTGAAGCGACAGCGTTCTCTTGGACTCTCCTGACACCTTCATCCATCCAATCCGCCTATGACACTCTAGCAGCTTCATACGCTATTGCTGCGGACATTGAAACCTTTAGCAATCCTCTATCTATCCGCTGCATTGGTTATACTAGCGTGCATTTGGATCCTAGCGGAAGTACCAGCACTCAGTCTTTCGTACTTCCTATCGATTCTGAATGGGCTCTTGCATGGATGCGAAAGATAAATTCCCTCCCTGTTCAGAAGGTATTTCAAAATGGAAAATACGACTGTTCCTACCTGCTACGCTATCACGCTGAGCCTAGAAACTGGTTATGGGATACTGCACATCTCTTTCACTCATACTATTCCGAGCTATCAAAGGATCTTGCTTTCCTTAATGCCTTCCTTCTACGAGAAGTGGTATATTGGAAAGATCTCGCAGAGACACAAGATCTTCATGAATACTATAGATACAATGCACTTGATACCTGGGCCACGGCAAATGTCTGGATTCAACAGCTTCTCACAATGCCAGACTGGGCGCGGCGAAACTATACATTAGAATTCCCTTTGGTCTATCCGTGCCTCCTTGCTGAAATGACAGGGATTAGGAGAGATAATGAAGCGCTTATGCAGGTTCGAGCAGAAGTTGATCGTGCGGAATCGGAAGCTACCAGCTCGCTCCAACGGATTCTGGATGCTCCTGGATTCAATCCTGGCTCGCCGGTCCAAGTTAAGACTCTGCTCCGTATCCTCGGTTCTGGGGACATTGAGTCCTCGAAGGAGCAGGACATTAACAAAGCAAAGATCAGGCACCCTCTGAATGCTCGCATCCTGGAGCGAGTTCTGGATGCGCGAGGACTCCGGAAACTGAAGACAACTTATCTAAGGACACAGAGCGATGCTGATAAGCAAGGACGAGGAGGAGCCAAGGAATTCCAAGGTCGGATCCTATACGCTCTCAATCCACATGGAACGGACACGGGACGACTTGCTAGTAGAGAGCACCATTTCTGGTGTGGACTTCAAATCCAGAATATACCACGAGGTCCTGAAGTCAAGCAAACATTGTGTGCAGATCCCGGGTTCTACCTTGGTGAGTGCGATCTGGAGCAGGCAGAATCACGAGATACCGCGCATATTGCAGGAGACGAGGCGCTCATTAGAGCAGTCTCTGGGACGCGAGATTTCCACTCAGTTAATGCTAGCAGCTTTTTCGGCGTTACGTATGAATCAATCTATGATGACGCTGCTGGAAAGACTAGAGATAAGCCGTTGCGTGATCTCGCTAAGAGAGTCAACCACGGGGCAAACTACAACATGGGTCCGCTCGTCCTAATTGATACAATGGGACTGGATAAGATTTGGGAAGCTGGGCGCCTCCTCAGGCTCGCATTCACAGATCCTAAATCCATAGCTGAGGAGCTTCTAGCTCGCTTCCATAAAACCTACCAAGCTATCAAAGGGAAGTACTATGTCTCAGTTGTTAATGAAATTGGAACTACCAGGAAACTTGTCAGCAGAGCTTTCCACCACACTGAATATAATGTCAGCCATTATGACCCTGCAGAATACATTGAGCAGGGAGATTGGACTCGATACTGCTTTGGAAATCCAGCTAAAAACAAGCTCGATCTTAATTCTTATGTGGCACACTGCCCGCAATCCTTGAATGCGCGGACATTGAATGAAGCATTTATGAGAGTATTTTATGATGTTGCCCTCCCTAATCCAAAAACTTTCAGATTGCATGCGCAGATACATGACAGTATCTTGTTTAGCTATGCAATCGGGAGTGAATTACATGCCGAACAGGTCAGAGGCTGTATGGAGATTCCTACTACGGTCCGCGATGTATCTGGAACTTATCGAACCTTCACAGTCCCGGCAGCTCTCAAGCTAGGGAAGGTGGATAAAGTGACAGGTGAATTGAAGCGTGCTATTTATTGGTCGGATACTGAATAAGGAATATGGAATGATCTACGGCAAACCACTGTTCAATCCAGACACTGGGCAGTTCTCCTCTCTGGAACTCCACATGGATCGGGCAGGAGCTTCAGATTTCCTCCGCCTCCTCAATCGTGCGCTGAATACTGCAGATTCTCAATTCAACGAAGACTGGATTCAGCTATCCGATAAGCTCGCAGAAGCCTTAGCAAATCCTGGTCATCCCAAGACTCTATAACCACAAGGTCCCCAATGTCTGGAGAAGATTTCTTCAGTGCGTATCTAGCCTACACATCGGACACAGAGTCTCCGATAGCATTCCATCGCTGGAGTGCAATTGCTGGGCTAGGCGCACTTCTTGGACGAAGATACTATTTCCAACACGGCCACTTCACTGTAAATCCTAACATCTATTGCATGCTCATCGGTAATGCAGGTACACGAAAAAGTACAGCCGTTAAGTTGATGAAAAAAGTACTCCAAGAATCCGGATACAACACAATCGCAGCAGACAGAACCACAAAAGAAAAGTTCCTGATGGACCTGGCAGGGGAGACAGGGGAGCATGATACGAAATCTCCTGAGGATTTCCTAGATGAGAATCTATTCGGAACCTCAAGCAGTGATGATGCAGAATCTTTCATCATGGCAGACGAGTTCAATGATTTCACGGGCACAGGGAATGTAGAGTTCTACTCTCTCCTGGGTACGCTCTGGGATTATACGGGCTCATATAAGAATCGAATCAAGACTGGGAAATCTATATCCATACAGAATCCTACAATCTCCATCCTCGGAGGCAACACTCCCACCGGATTATCTCTTGCCTTTCCTCCTGAAATGCTAGGCCAGGGATTCTTTTCACGAATGATCTTTGTATACGGAGAACCTAATGGACGAAAAATTACTTTCCCTAAAGCGCCAGATCCAAGAGCTACAACTGCGCTCAGAGAGCTGTTACTTGCAATCCAAGCGCGGAACCTTGGACCTGCAAATTTGTGTCCGAGAGCAGAACTATTACTTGATAGAATATACAGAACTTCTCGTCCAGTCGACGATGTGCGATTCGAATCTTATTCCACCAGACGTTTCACACATCTCCTTAAGCTCTGCCTTATCACATCGGCAGCTTCTGGATCAACTGAGATATCTGAACGAGACGTTATATATGCTAATACAGTTCTCCACTACACAGAGCATTTCATGCCTAAAGCGCTAGGAGAATTCGGAAAAGCGAAGCACTCGGATGTAAGTCATAAGATCTTGCAGCTTCTAGATTCCACAGATGTGGTAATGAAGTTCCATGATATCTGGAAATACGTAGCGAACGATCTGGAGAAACAGTCTGATCTAGCTACGCTCCTGCAGAATCTAACTGCGGCAGAAAAGCTCCAGATTCTCCCGGGAGCTGAAGGATTCCTTCCTCGTAAGAAGGTTCTTGAGGCGGTAGATTCCTCTGTTATCGATTACACACTCCTCACTGAGGAAGAAAGAAGGGTTATTGTATGAGTCAGTCTCTTGGTTTTGTATGTCTCACTTCGGTCACATCTGAGGGCCCGGTTCAGGAAACCATTCGATACGATCAATTCGTGCGCCAGCTATTCAAGGCAGATACGATGAATCAGATGGTGAATCATGCAGCCCTAGGTGTATGTGGGGAAGCAGGGGAACTGGCTGATTGCCTGAAGAAGCATATCCATTATAACAAACCGCTGAATCACAAGAACCTAGTGGAGGAGCTGGGGGATCTGCGATTCTATATCCAGGCTGTGCAGAATCTCTTTGGGATTACAGAGCAGGAAGTGCTCCAGGCTAATGCAGATAAGTTAGCTACTCGGTATGTGGGCCTGAAGTATTCTGATACGGCAGCCATCCTGCGCGCAGATAAGGTAGGAGAGGGCAAGGGAGAAGGCAGGGAGGAAGTATGAAACCGGGGCCAGCTAAAAAGAAATTCACACGAGAGTCTGCTAATGCAATAGCTTTCGCGGAACTCTGTTTAGTTCTTCACCAAGGTGAATACAGTCGGCCTGAGCTTTGTGAGAAAGTAGGTATCTCAGATTCTACATTGCGCGGCTGGATGCGATATCTCAGATCCCGGAAACTAGTTATCATCTGCGAGCATCGTCGAACTCATATGACTGGCGCCTGTCTACTAATCTATACTTGGAATCATCACTTGGAGGGTAAGGATGCGAAACCTCCTGAGAGACAATCTCTGGCCGAGACTTCTAGGAATTATCGTGCCCGGAAGTCTGTGAAGATTCTTAAATCATTACCCACTGTTGGAGAAACACATGCTCACGAATAAACCTCTCATCATCTATCACGCTAATTGCATGGATGGATTCACCGCAGCTTGGTGTGCTTGGCGCCTGTATGGAGATAACGGTGCTGAATATGTACCTATGAGTTATGGCGATGATATCGCACTCTCAAGACTTAAGGATCGCGTGGTGCATATTCTAGACTTCTCGTTCTCACGCGAGCGTCTGACTGAGATGGCAACCTGCGCGGAAGAACTTGTCGTTCTGGATCACCATAAGACTGCGCAGGAAGCTTTGGAGGGCTGGGAAGACGCGCCGAAGAATCTGCTTCTTACTTTCGATATGCAGCGCAGCGGAGCAGGGATCGCATGGGATTTCTATTTCTACGAAGCTAAACCTCTGCTAGTACAATACGTGCAGGATCGAGATCTCTGGAAATTCGAATACTGGAAATCGAAAGAGATCAATGCTTATATCGCAGCGCAGCCTCGGAATTTCGATTGCTGGGAAGGGTTGCATCGAGGGCTTGATGAATCTCTACAGCCTGCTGTCAATGTCGGAACTTATCTCCTAGCTCAACACTCTAAAACTTGCGAACAGATCGTAGAGCAAACCGCGCGGCCGCTCTCAATCGAAGACTCTCAAGGAACCACACATCATGGACTCTCCTGTAATTGCACCGGCAGCTTTGCTTCAGATGTTGGAAACCTACTCGCAACACGTACTGGATCATTCGGAGCAACTTGGTTCACTGATTCGGAAGGCAATATCAAATGGAGTCTTAGATCAGTTGGAGATTTCGATGTTGCAGCAATCGCTAAAACGTATGGCGGAGGAGGCCACCGTAATGCAGCAGGATTTTCACTACGCTGTCCGGAAGAATCTCGGAACGGGATTGTCATCTGGCACGGAAGGGATGAATGATGGCCTGGGTCACACAAGTCTTATTCCCTGAAGGAATCATCTCCCTTCAGCAGGAGCTAGCTACAGGGCTTCACCCGAAACTGTATGAGATTCTCTCGAAATTCAATTTCAAACCAGATGACTGGGAACTCATTCTATCCCAGGTAGCTGTGTATTGTGGGGTGATCCTAGATGGCACGTATGGAGAGGAGGAGATCAGTAAGCTGGGATTCATTCTTGCCGGGAGGCTTGAGGTATTAAGAGAGCTTCCGGCGCCAGAAATAGTCATTGCACTGCATTGATATTATTTTTTGTGTACTTTAGATTTGGAGATCGAAATCATGAGCATGCACAGCACGCCGCTTACGCAAGCCGAGGAAGCCGGCTTGCGCGCCCACGGCTTAAAGATTGGCACTCCGAGCCAGCTATCGGACGCCTTCCGGCAGGGCATGGCCTACGCACTCGCCGCCCCGGCGCAGCAGCCGGGTCTTTTGGAATGGGCGGTAGCTCGCTGGCGTGACGAGGTGCAGCACCGTCCGCTGATGAACAGAAACCGACGCAGCTTGGATGACGTATGGCGCCAGGTCATCCGCTACGCCGGTGGCGATCCTACTGAGCTGATCGGCCCACCTCACGATGATCTGGCGGCCTCCAATGCACCACAAATCGAAGCCCCATCCGTGAAGTAGCCAAAAAAAAATCTTAGCGAAAAAAAATGCCCCTACCTGGATAAAACCAGGAGGGGCATAATTGTTTGTGGAATTACTTTTATCGGATTGAGAAGATGCTCAGCGTTCGGGGATCGAAATCAGGCAGCTGGCATCGGCGTCACTGGCGCGTCGTCAACCTCCACGCGCGGGCGCTCCGACAACTGACCGAGTGTCTGCAGCTGCTCGGCACAGGCTGCCTCGCAGTAGGAGCACCACCGCGGACTGCGGCAGTTGAGGGCGTCATTGCCGTCACGGAAGCCAAGCTGCTCTCTGGGCCAGAGCAGCCACAGGGCATGGCACTTCGGGCACGTCAGTGGCGTCACAGGGCGCGGTGCGGGTTGGGTCATGGTGTTTCTTTCATAGCGGGTCAGGAACTCACCGGCAGGGGGTCGAAATCAGGACAGCGCCACGTTTGTGATGTTGGCCGTGGCGCCTCCTTTGGTCAGACCAGCAAAAATTCCCTCCATGCCGTGGCACCTGATCGCAGACCCTGCGTAGGAGTACAGCGCGGTGTTGCCGCCGACCGGCACGTTGCACTCGTACAGGTCCATCACCGTGGCGTGGGAGTCACTATTGCCCGCTTGCACACTCGGGTAGTTCGCGCCTGTCGCGACTGTTTGCATGCTGGCTGACACGCCAAGAGTCCCGCCAAACACCAATCGGCGCGCGCTGTCGATGTCGTGCAGCGGACGCCCCTCGGACCCCTGCGTCGGCAGGTTGCTGCCGTAGGTTGGCATGACGCAAATAGCCATGCTGGTCTCGTGCAGTGTGCTGTGATTGTTGGTGTTGGTGGTCACGGGCAGCAGGTTGAGCCCGTCCCACCCATTCCGCCACAGGCATTTGGTGCCAATCTCGACCACTCGCGGGAACCCTCCGCCGGTGGTGGGCGACAAAACGTGAGCGTTCAGGCCATCTTTCCAGTTGTACGCGGCCTCGGTATTGAAGTAAAAGATGTCATAAGCCCCGTAGATGTGGGCACCACCGTTGCCGCTCGCGGTGCCACCGATAAACCCGCCACCATCCATCACCAGGACAGGCCGATACGCCGCCGCGAAATCCGTCGCGTTGTTCGTCGCGGACATAGGCACGCCACCGACAAGGTATACGTTGCTCAGGTAAAACGTGCGCGGCGCGGCCATCGCCGCCTCGACGTTGAAATACCCGTTTACGCCCGTCGATGTGG